AGAATTCACTTCAGGCGATTTCACATGGATTTTTAGTTCCACGGGCGCAGGCGGACCTGGCGCATGGAAACTTAAAGCATCACCAGCACAATCACCATATTGGTTCATTGAATCAAGCACAACGAAAAACATTGGTATTGGTGAGACTGCTTTACAGGATAGAACAACCACCAGTCGTGCTATAGGTCTTGGATATGGATCCATGTACAACATCACCACGGGCGTAAGAAACATTGGTATTGGAACCTATGTTTTAGGTAAGTTAACTACAGGAGAAAGAAATACTGCTGTTGGTGACGCAGCAGGATGGTTTTCCAACGGAAGCAGAAACACATTTGCAGGCAACGGTTCCTACTACAACAGCACTTCAGGAGACGAAAATGTGGTTATGGGTTATGCCGCAATGTCTAGGTGGGCTCCCGCGTATTACGATTACTACGGTTCAGGGGCAACTGGTGGCGAAAATGTTGCAATAGGTGCAAAATCGTTGTGGTTTTCTAGTACTGGTGGTGGCAATGTTGGCTTAGGTCACTCTGCGGGATACAACATCAGTACTGGCACTAACAGCATTTTCATTGGAAAAAACGCAGGTAATAGCGGAACAAACAACTTTGCTACAGGTTCCAACTCAATAATTATTGGATACAACGCTTCTTCGTCTAGTTCTAGTGTTAGCAACGAAATCACTTTAGGTAACTCATCTATTGCCACTTTGCGTTGTCAAGTTCAAACTATTAGCAGTTTGTCTGACGAACGCGACAAGCAAGACATTTATCCGTTGCGTTTTGGTTTAGATTTCATTGACACCCTTGAACCTGTTGAGTTTACTTGGATGATGCGTGACGGAGGAAAATTCGGTATCAAAGATATTGGATTCATTGCTCAGGATCTTGTTGAAGCAGAAGACTCTGTTGACGCCCACGATTATTTGCAACTCACTTACCGTAACAATCCTGAAAAATTGGAAGCATCGTACGGTCGTCTTGTTCCTTTGTTGGTGCGGGCGGTACAAGAATTGTCTGCTAAGGTGAAGGAATTAGAACTCAAATTGTGAAACAGTTTTTCTTCATGGCGGGATTGCAACGCTCTGGAGCGACCGTTCTTTCAGCAATCCTCAATCAGAACCCTGATTTGTGGGTGTCTCCTGCGAGTCCGTTGTTCAGGATGATGGGTAAACAAACCACCTATTTTGATGAACTTGAAAACCAAGACTTTGATAGAAACATTGGGATAAACAATGTTATTTCTTCAACTCCACATATTTTTTATGCAGACAAAAATGTTAAATATGTTATAGATAAAAACATTCATTGGACTAAACCTGTTGGTGTTGAATTAATACATAAATATATTACGCAGAACATTAAAATTATTTGTCCTGTACGAAACATATTAGATATTCTTGCATCATTTGACACAATCATTAATGCGTCAACAGAATCAGCGAACAATGTTATTGATGAGCGTGTAAAAGAAAACACTTTTCCTGACAAACCATTTGCAGACCGACGAGCCGATTGGCTTATGGGATACGACAAAGACATCCCAACCTGCATCCATTTCATGAAAAACGCTACTTTCCCACAACATCGCGACATGTTTCATTTCGTTGAATACGACAATCTGATTGCAAACCCGCAACAAGAAATAGAAGCAATCTACAAGTTCTTAGAAATAGACAGTTTCACGCACACATATGACAACATCAGTAATATAGAGGGAATTAAAGAAAACAGTTTGACAGGTATCAAACACCTGCACACAATCCGACCATCTTTAGAAAAACAATCCCGTGACCCTAAAGACATTTTCCTACCTGAAACAATCGCCCGCTACTCCAATCTAGAATTTTGGAGGAACATCTAAATGGAACTCAACGATCTTCTCAACGAATACAACTACAGGAAATGTCGCGGACCTGAAAACGCTGATGTAGAACAACTTGTAGAAGCCTTTGAATTCTTTTGCAAAAACTTTGCGTACATCAAACACCCAAGCAAAGGGCGCATACAGTTTGAACTACGCCCCGCACAGATAGCCACAGTACGGGCATGGTTGGGGAACAGAAACACCATTGTTCTAAAAGCCCGACAGATCGGTTTCTCAACACTCGCAGCCGCTTTCGCATTGTGGTTGGCGTTCTTTTGGTCTGATCGTTTCATCGTCATGTTGTCTAAAACAGAACGAGAAGCCACAAAACTGTTATCTAAAGCAAAATATATTTACAAGTTCATGCCACGATGGTTGCAACTAGCAGGACCTGAACTGATGCAAAACAATGTGCTCAAAATGGTTTTCAGCAACGATTCAGTTATTGAATCAATGCCATCCGCAAACGAACCTGCCCGTGGTGAATCCGTATATCTAGCCATCATTGACGAAATGGCGTTCCTTCCGAACCCTGAAGAAGCATGGGCGTCAATTGAACCTATTGCCGATGTCGGTGGTCGTGTTATCTGTTTGTCCACAGCCAAAGGTGAAGGAAACATCTTTTACACTTTGTGGCAAGGATCGCAAAACGGAACAAATCGTTTCCATGGCATCTTTTTCCCATGGTCAGCAAACGGAGACCGTGACCAATCTTGGTATGACGCACAGTCGTTAGAACTACCACCTTGGCAGTTGCACCAAGAGTACCCATCTAACCCTGAGGAAGCCTTTATCCGTTCAGGTAGACCTGTATTTGATATTGATGTATTACATAACATTGTTTGTGAAAAACCCAAACAAGGGTTTAACAAAAAATTGTCTGACTCAAAAAATGCGTTCATATTTGAATCAACGGGCGGTCCGCTATCTATATGGCAGTTGCCCATGTTTGGAACGACCTACGCGATAGGGGCGGATGTCGCTGAAGGACTTGCTCGTGGTGACTATTCCACAGCCCATGTCATTGAGGCTAAAACAGGGTTAGTTGTCGCCCACTGGCATGGGCATGTTGATCCCGACAAATTTGGTGAAGAAATCCTTTACGCCTTGGGATATTTCTATAACGAAGCAGTTATTGGCGTTGAATCAAACAACCACGGTTTAACCACTTTGACCGCTTTAAACAAGGCAGGCTATGTCAACCTTTACCGCCAACGACGACTAAATCAACGCCACCCTGAACAAACTGAGCAACTTGGTTGGAGAACAACCACTTTGACTAAACCGTTGGCTATTGACGAACTTAGCGCCAACCTTCGTGACGGGGTGTTGAAAGTGTTGTGCGAATTCACGGTAGCGGAACTGAAAACCTTTGTCCGTGACGACAATGGCTCTACCCATGGTTCACCTCACGATGACAGGGTGATGAGTTTGGCTATCGCTAATCAGATGCTGAAGTATGTGTGGCTTCCTGAATACCGCCCGAAAACTGATGCCCCGTTTGGGACGATCAACTATTTTGCGTCCAAACTTAGAAAACCTAAAACTGAACGAGAAAGGTACTTCATTGGGGAGTTCTCGTCGTACTAGGATATGTAATGATTTCGGCTTACTTATAGGGGATTTATGTATTGTTCTTCTTGTTCAAAACCGATTGAGGCAGATAATGACATCAAAAGAGGGTATTGCTTCAAATGTCATGTCAAATCTGTCCGATTGGGCTTCACTTACGGCAAAGAAAACTTCCACGGTCCTACCGAAAGAGAGCAACAACGGATAATGGAAGATTCACCAAAGTTCAAAGCAGGGCTCATTGAGAAGGTTCCAAGTCGGCGGGAACTCATCTAATGGATTGGCTTGTCCCTATTGCTGTGGCTTTCATTGGCGGACCTTTAGTGATTGTGGTTCAATCGTTGCGCAAAGAAAATACTGAACAGCATGCTGAGGCAAGAACTCTTCTTCATGAGGTGTCAGCAAAGGTTGACAAAGTTGATACAAAACTAGACGGACATATTACTTGGCATTTGGAGACAAAATGAAAATCAAAAGTATCCCAAAATTACTTTGCCCCCAATGAAAAAAGGCAAAAAAATAGAGGTTCCTGCTACTAAGCAAGCGAAGAAAGACAAAGCATTAGTAGAGAAATACGGTAAGCCAAAAACAAAACCAAAACCAAA